AATCTCGGCTGGCTCGGGGCGTTCTTCATTGCGCTCTCCGTGGTGCTCCACGGGGCGCACGCCGGATAGCTGCTATCCCTGGTGCCGGTCGGGCCGGCACCTCCTGATCCTCGACGGCTTCCGTCGCGACGACGGCGCGATCCGCTGCCTGTCCTGCTACTACGAGCGGAAGCCGCTCGCGCCGCTGCCGGCATGGCCGGTGCAGGTGCCGGTGGTATGGTCACCCTACTTGGCCTTGAGGACGATGATCCAAGCCGAGGGCAGGGCACTGCGGCGGACTCCCGAGGTTCACCATCGGGCGGCTGCGATCAAGTATCTGGTAGAGGCACGCGCAGCGGCGCAGGCCCGGTTCCCCACGGCGCGGTGGTCATTTCGTGGGCAGTCGAAGGGCGGGCAATTCATGATGCCCTGCCCATCGTGTGGGCGATGGACGCATCGTTGGTGCGCTGGCAGTCGCTGGTGGGCATGTATGCAGTGTGCCGGGCTTGACCACTCGTCGCAGCTGCTGTGGGCGGTGGCGGATTATCTCTGTGGCACACGGCTCGGGCTGACGGATAAACCAATGCGTGTGCTGAAACGCAAAATTTTACGTCGCATGAACGCACCAACTTTCGGAATCATGGCGATGATAGGATATGGGATCGCATCCGGCGTGCTGCTGGAGAAGCGGGATGTCACGCGACGCTTCCCGTCATATCGCCTCCCGTGGGTGGCACCATCCTACGGGCCGCTCCGAGATCGTCTGTCTGTCTGTCACGCCGATGCGGTCTGGGACATGCAGGTCTGCCCCGAGGCGTACTGGTCTCGTGTTGTGGTACAAAACGCTGGGTGATTTTTCCGTCTGTCTCGATTGGCACTTTTTCGATAATGAGGCAAAAATAAGTATTGCTTTCCGCCGACGAGGTATGATATGGTCAATTCGTAAAGCCGCTCGATAGGGCGGCAGCAAGGAGGACTGGTTATGGCGACCAAGCATCGCCCCGCCCTGCGAGCAGCAGCGGCGGGGCACCCCGCTATTGGGGATACGATCGATGTCGAGATCGCGTCCCTGCAGGTTCCGTTCTACGTCCGGCGCAAGCTGGACGACGGTTGGACGCTTCAGCTGGCCGAGTTGATGGAGAACGGGACGACCCTGCCGCCGATCAAGGTGATCGGGGCAAATCGGTTGGGCTGGCAAGTGCGTGATGGCCGGCATCGCATCGAAGCGCATAGACTGCTCGACCGCAAGCACATCAAGGCAGTCGTTGTTGCGCCGGCCAAGGACGAGGTGGGCGAGATTAGCGCCGCGTACAATGACAATGCCGGTGGCGCGCTCCCGCCCTCGAAGGAGGACATGGCGCACACGATCACGCTGCTGCTTGGGCACGGGCTCAAGCCGCACGCGATCGCGGCGCTTATTCCGACGTTCCCGCAGTCACTGGTGCGCAAGTACGTGGACACCATTCACAACCGGGAGAAGCAGGCGCGGTTGCGGGAAGCTGTCGGTGCGGTGGCGGACGGGGAGTTGAATGCACCGCAGGCAGCAGAAAAGTACGGTGTCGATCTGGATCAGCTGCGCCGGGCGATTGGCGGGAAGAAGAAGGCCAGTGTGGCGCGTGCGGCCGAGGTGGTGCGCGGGCTGCAGCAGCGGGCGCTTTCCTACTCACAGACCAATGCGCAGCTGATGAAGAAGCAGGTCGAAGGCTTCCTCGATGGCGACATTACCGGGCACCAGCTGGACGTCGTGGTGAAGCGGCTGATCGACGCGACCAAGCGGACGTGGGTGTCGGCGCAGGGCTGGCAGGCACGCATCGAGGACGCGAAGAAGCAGCGGGCGCGGCTGGCGAACGTGCGTGAGGACGACTGACATGGCGAAGAAACTGACGCCACGCGAGGAAATCATCGCACGGGCACTCGATGTGTTGGCGAGCGTGAGCAAGGATCGGTTAACACTCGCGGTGAGCGCTAAGCCGCAGAGTAGTGTGTTGGTTAATCCTTTCGCCTTCGGCCGATTGGCTGTCGAGATGGAGAAAGTGTACCCCGGCGCGATTGCGCATGTGCGGGAGGCAGGGTTAGCGGCGCGGCGGGAGTACATCGAACGCATGGAGCAGGAGAAGGCGGCGAAGCATGCGGCCTACCTCGCAGCCAAGGAGAAAGGAGAGGTGGAGTGATCCACACCTGCCGGCGCTGTCACAAGGCGCTCGATGATGACCACGGCCAGATTCCTCCGGACGCATTGTGCGAGTGTCCGGGCGGCCCACCGGAGGACGACGATGAGTAGACGCCGCCGGGCGACCATCCGCAAACCCCCGCCGCCGACCCCTCGGAAGCGGGACAAAAAGAAACGCCTGTCTGTCTCTCCAAACGCAGCGCAGAAATCCGAGAAATAATTTGCGGAAAATACCCGGTGTGGTATACTCAGGGCGTGGCAGCGAAATGGGCCGCTGCCACGATTTCCCTTCCAGCCCGCGCAAGGAGATATGGCGATGAGCGAAGTGTACGTGTCTGAACCGAGCACGCAGTATTTCATGCGTCCTCGGGACCAGCGGTTCGAGGATCTGCCGTCGCTCAAGGCGATGGTGGAGAATCGCCGCAGCGTGGCGCGCACGTTCGACGTGCCGCTGGAGAAACTCACGGTCGAGACGGCGCAGTACGTGAAGCCGGGCGCGACCAACGGCGGGAAGCCGGCGATCTTCTTCAACGCGCCGTCGTCCCCGTTCTCTCTGCTCCCGACGCATTGGTCGTTCGGGCAGATGTGCAGCCGCGCGCTCGCGCCGGCTGCGTACCTCCGCCAGCTGAGCATGGACCTGGCGGTGCAGTGCTTGCGCGAGGGCTACGCGAAGCGCGCGGCGGATCAGGAAGGCGATACGCGGTTGCTCGCGCAGCCGGTGTTCGGTGTGGACGGGGCGGAAGACGATGATACCTGGGAGCTACGCAGCGGGACCAGCACCAGCTACGGACGCATCTGGGACATCGAGGTGGTGGAGTTGGTGGAGCGGATCATCGATGCCACAGGCGGCAAGTTCCAGAATCCGCTGGTGTGGGAGACGAAGCAGGACGGCACGCACAAGCGTGGCGGGTTGTACGGATCCGATCGCGACGTTTTCATGTTCTTCGTGGACGGCGGGTCGATCGTGGACGGGGGCGGCGATCGCGATCAGCTGCACCGGGGCTTCTACGTGTGGAATAGCGAGGTGGGCGCAGCGACCTTCGGCATCGCCTGCTTCCTGTTCCGGGGCGTGTGCGGGAATCACCAGATCTGGGGCGCGGAGCAGCTGACCGAGTTGCGTATCCGGCATACGCTGAATGCGCCGGATCGCTTCGTCGCGGAGGCCGGGCCGGCGCTCAAGGAGTACGTGAATCAGCCGGCGGCACCGCTGGAGGCGAAGATCCGGCAGGCGAAGGCGTTCGAGATCCCCGGTGCGCCCGACCAGTCGAAGCTGATCGAATTTGGGAAGAAGCACGACTTCACGGGATCGGAAATCAAGCTGGCGATCGCATACGCGCAGCGTGAGGAAGGCGGGGACGTCGTGAACCTGTGGACGCTGATGCAGGGCTTGACCGCATCGGCGCGGGACATGGCGTGGATCGACTCGCGGGTCGATCTGGAGCGGCGCGCGGGCAAGCTGATGAAGCTGGCCGCGTGATGGTGCGGTGGGTGGTGCTGGTGGTGTGCACGGCGACGGTGGCGTTTGCGCAGACGCCATCGCCGCCGCGCGGGTATCAACCTCCGCCGCTGTTCAACTGGCAGCAGCCGCCATCGTATCCGGCGGACGTGCAGGGTCAGCAGCAGCAGCTGCTGCAGCAGCAGCTGGAAATGCAATTGCTGAATCGCTTGTTCGAGCAGGGCGACCAACCGTTACTCGACGGAGATCGTGACGACTAACAGAGCAAGGAGAACAAATCATGTACGAGAAAACATGGACCGATCAGCCGGCGGCCGTGTTGCAGGCAGAACCCGTGGCATCTGTGCGCGTGGGCGGCGCACGCCGTATTGAAATCCGGGCGGAGTCTGCAGGCAGCTACTTGCTGACCATCGGCACGCTGTTCGGCTCGCAGACGCTACGCTGCCCCGATGCACGGGCGGCGTTCCGCATGCTGGGCCGGGCAGCGGAGTTGTCGGAGCAGAAGAAAGTCGAACCCGAGAAACCCCCAGCGGGCTGCGTCCTGCTGGACGAAACCGCTTAGTAAGCCCGGAGAGCCCCGCATTCCCCGGGCAAGGCCCCCGACCAGGGGTCGGCGGTTTACGGGGCTCTCTGGGCGTCTCAGACGCAAGGAGAGGCATCTATGGCGACACTCCGGCTCTCTCCGTTCCATCCATCGGGCTGCAAGGGAACGGAAGCGCAGTGCCAGGCGATGGTGCGAGCGCTCAAGGCAGCCGCGCGTGCGAGCAAGCCACCGGGCTATACGTGGAACTGGTGGCACAGTCAGACCGGCAAGCCGCGCGTGATTCAGACGGGACCGATTCGCGACTGGCGGTACCCGTCGCCCGCGTACAAGGACGGGCGCGCATGGGCTGGCGTAGACCGCGCCAGCTACGAGGCGTGCATCGAGGAATGGGAGCAGGGCACGCATCCCTGGACCCGGCGCACGCCAGTCGCATCCGAGACACCAGTCGCGCAGCTGGTGTCGGTAGTCATTCGCGCAAGGAGAAAGGACGATGGCACATACGGTACGGCGTGAGAGAGCAGAAGAACGCGAGTGGTCGGTGGAAACCAACGACAGCGGCCACCCGCAGCAAGTGCACACGCGCACCCCGCGTGAGGAACGACAGCACCGGGATCGCATGGACCGGTGGGCACGGAGGCAAGGAGATTGACCATGGCAATCGATGAGACTGAGGGTTTTCGCCGCGCAGAGGTTGCGCGTATCAATAGCGAAGCTGCCGAGCGCGAGGCACTGGAAACGCGTTACGGCGCAGTCTGGGATACTCACCAGCTGCAGGAGGACTTTACGGTCGAGGGCTTTGCGGCACCGTACGTGGTAGTCCGGCGCAAAGCAGACGGCGTCAAAGGTTCGCTGGAGTTTCAGCATCATCCCCGCTTCTACTTCAATTTCCAGGTGACATGATGACGCTGCGAGATCAATTCGCGATGGCCGCGCTCGCTGGCACCTTCGCGCGCTCGTTTCATTTCAACGTGCAAACCGTGGTCGCTGATGCGTACGAAGCGGCTGACTTGATGCTGCTCGAACGCGAGCGCTCGCCAGAAGAACGTGCTGCGTCGCAGGATGCCCGGCGTGCATTGCGCCGGCAACAGGGCTGGGATGAGCCCGTAATCATCCGGAAGGAGAGAAAATGAGTGCCTGGATGGTGAGTAAAGAACACGTTGACGCGATGGTGACGGTGTACTTGTCCCTGCAAGACACGCGTTACCCTTGCCGTACCGCGCTTCGAGACTGCGGATGGGACACGCGATGAGCGGGCCAGAAGCAGCGGCTATCGCGCTCGTCGTCGTGATCCTGATCGTCCGGCTGCTCGGACGCTTCGTGCCCTAACCCTGTCCTGTCTGTCTGTCCTTTCACGAGCCCGGTGGCTTCGCAGCTGCCGGGCTCGTGTCATTTCCGGCTGTGCTACACTAGCCAATCGCGGGAATTTCCCTGCGCAAGGAGGTTCGATATGGCAATGTTCGATCTGGGCATCGTAAGCGTCGAGCGCACGACGCTGCACTTCGCGTGCGGCTGTGGCTACGACGGGAACGCGGGCTATGGCGAGCAAGGCGTGTTCATTTACGCGCTCGTCACTTGCCCGCAACGGCATTTCAGCAAGATGGTGGACCGGCAGAACTACCGGGAGCACCTCGCCACGCACAAGCGCAGGCGGCGTAAGTGCCAGTGGTGCAACGGCGCAGCTGCGCCAGCGGAGGCAGCATGAAACGCGAGGTGGAAACCAATCTGATCGGCACGCGCGTGCGGTTCCACGACGTGCCCAACGAAGCCATTTCCCAGAAGCTGGGCACCATTCGCGGCGTCTATAAGGACAAGGATCATCGCGTGGTGTTCATGGTGCAGCTGGAAGACGGGACGCTGATCGACTACGCGAGCCCGGGTTTCTTCATGGTGCTGCCATGAATGTCCCGGAGTATCCATCGGACTACATGATGTTCCGCCCACTCAGTGAAGCGGAGCACAAAGAGTTTCGCGAGTACGCACGCGATCACGACCCGCCCAAGAACGACACCTGGCAAATCTACCATCCCGTCTGCCGCGCGATCTGGACGGCACGCGGGCTGTGCCCGGAGGACAAGCAAGTCCCGCGCGAGAATCCAACGTGACCCGCTTCCTGTTCGTCGGTGAGCAGCGCTCGCCGCGTGCGAAGCGGCTCGGCGTCCGGCTGCAGGATGGCCGGCTCGCCGGGCGTTCGCTGTTCGACGCCTTGATCGTGTGTGACATCGACCCGCTCGTGCAGCTGTACTGCAATCTGTTCGAGCGCGGTGGGGCAGCGCGCGTGCGATGCGCGCTGCAGGACGGACTGATCGTGGTTGCCCTTGGGCAGAAGGTTCAAGCGAAGCTGACGCGTGCGAAGATTCCGCATTACGCGTTAGTGCATCCCGCTGCGCGCGGTCGGATTCGTCGCAAGCGCCGGTACGCTGCGCATGTGCGCCGCGTGCTCGGGCGTGCGCGATCGGCCGCGTAGCATCTGTCTGTCTCGATTGGCCGGCTGCTGCGCTCGCGGCAGCGGCAGCCGGCTCCCGAGGCAGTGTGCTAGGATCGCTCAGCGCCGGGAATTCCCTCGGCGCTTAACAACCCGCGCGACCACGCGGGAAAGGAGACTGCAATGCAGGGAGAGTATCTTAGCAAGTTCCAGCGCGCGCTCTTGGCGGCCTACGTCGTCAATGGCGCGGAGTGGCTGGACGATCACGCGCCCGCTGGATGGGCTGACTTGCTGCTCGGCTACTTGCCGGGCATCGACATCAGCGACGCCAGCGCGTGCATCGTGGGCACGCTCGTGAAGACGCGCTTCTTCGACGGCGTGAACCACACGGTCAACCCGGAGTGCGCGGGGACGACCTTCAGCGGCTTTCTGGAGCGCTACGGGTTGTACCACACGCAAGCGCAGCACGGGTTCAATAGCCCGAGCAGTGAGGCCGACAGCGCGTTCGGCTTGGAGTGGCGCGACTCGCAGGTGTGGTCAGTGCTCATGGAGTGCTGGCGACACGAGATCATCACGCGCGTGACGCCGGTCAGTGTGGCCGGCGCGATCGGGCGCGCGGAAGGGCAGCTAATCGATCTGCGGCGCGTCGCAGGCGAGAAGGAGACCGTGTACGGCGAGAAGTCGCAGACGGTCAACGATCTGCAGAAGCAGCGCAACGCGATGGCCGCCGAGGTGCACCGCGTGCGCGGCGCATTCGACGAGGCTGCGCAGGCGGCTGCCGACGCGGAGGCGGAGGTGGAGCGCGCGCAGAAGGCGCTCAACAAGTTCGATGCGACGTTCAGCAACGCCGAGGCGGAGCAGTACGACGCGCGCGACGAGTACCAGACGGCGATGCAGCAGCTGCGCGAGGCGGAATCCGCCAAGACGCAGCTGGAGAGCCACTACGCGCGGGCTGGCATCCCGGGCTGGCTGACGCTCGATCCCGAGCCCGAGGTCTAGATGCTCCGCTGCATCGCGCTGCTCCTGCTCTTGGCAGGCGCAGCGTACGCGGTGGGAGACGACCCGCTCACGGACAAGTGCACGGAAGCCGTGTGCGGGCAGCGCTGGTTTTGCGGCTCGTGGAGCAAGCTCTGCACCGCAATGAAAATCCTGGCAGACCGTGAAGACTGCCAGTACCAGCGCTCCCCGGACCCTGACGATTGCGTGGCGTGGATCCGCCGACACTGGATTCCCCAGAAGCCCGCAGCGTCCCGCTGACGCCCGGTCTGGCGTCCTACCCTTGCCCCGGGGAGTCGCGTGGCTCTCCGGGGCTCCTAAGCCCAACGAAAGGCATTCCTGATGACTACCCTGTTCGAGTTTCTGCGGCTGCTCAGCGCCGCACTCAAGTCCAAGCTGTTCGTGCGCGATAACGCGGGCAGCGAAACCCGCCGCATGTTCCGCTTCCGCTTCGCCTCCGAGGCGGCAGCGCGCGCGTGTGGCTGCACGAGCGACGATTGGGAGACCGCCGAATTCTGCCCCATCACGCTCGTGCATACGTGGCTCGGCTACGGCTGCGTCGAGAGCCCCGGCAACTACCGCACGCCAGCGGAGCGCATTGGGCTCTCGCACGAGGTGCGCGAGCACATCGTCGAGGTGGCTGATGTCGCCCTGCATACATACAGCGAGGCGCAGGACAAGCTGTTGTCACCTGACGAATTCTACTATGGCGTGTACGTTCCCCAGCGTCTGACGCTGGATTCTCTCGCGCAGGACGCCGGCATGGACGGGCTCTACAGCGGCGCGCAGGCATGGTCCGGACCCTCCGATTCCTAGCGCTCCTCGCGCTCGCCGTCCTGCTCGCCACCTGGCGCTAGCGCGCAGGACAGTCTCCCCTCACGCGCAGTGCAGCCCCGGAGCGGCCAGAAAAACCCGCTCCGGGGCCAGCTGCCTGTCGGAGCCTCTAGCCTCCAGCGCGCGCGACGCGCACGCGAGAGGCTCCAGAAAGCCCCGTGGTACACTGGCCGCATGGCAAAAATCACGCTCCCCCCAGGAACCCCGCAGGCGACGTCCCCGACGTCGCACGCGGACGAAATCGCTGCGCTCCGCGCGCAGCTGGCGACCGCGCGCGCCGACAACGCACGGCTCAGCAACCAGCTTGCCCAGGAGAAGCCCACGCGCGAAATCAAAGCCGCTCGCGTCCAGCTGAACCTCCTCGGCACGCGCAAGGAGAACGGCAAAGAAAACACCGGCTACGTCACCCTGTTCGCGAGCGACGACCCCGAGACCGGTCGCTCACGCGGCTGCGCCAACGGATCCGTAGGATTCTGGAGAGAAATCGTGGGGTTACTGGCCGATAAGCCATCCGAGTTTGCTCGCGCGATGCTGGCCGCGATCACGCAGCACGAAGCCAACCTGCGCCCGTAGGCGCGACCCCCTCGAAAGCCCCTCACGCGATCCCGCGTGGGGGGCTTTTTTTTGCCCTGCTCGCGCGCGTAGGAGCCCCGGAGAGCCCCGCGCGAGGGAGAGCCTAGGCCAGGAGAGCCCCCCTCGCGCGCGCCGGGCTCTGCGCTCAAGCTGTGCGCCCCAACGCGCGAAGCACCCCTCGCGCGCACCCCCATGCCCGCGCGCGATGCGCTTGGCTGGGGCTGAGAGCCCCGGCGGCCGGCCACTCAAACCGCCCCGCTCGACCCCCCTCGACTCGTCACGGTCGCCCGCTACACGCAGGACGAAAATCGGGAGTGATGGGGATGACAGATGTGACGGGATGTGATAGGCGTAGCGGCCAGCTATGAAGATCATGCTCGATCTCGATCCGAGGGTGCACGCGGTGTTCAAGGAGGTGGCGTGGCAACGACGGATGACCTTAAAGGGCTTGCTGGGCGAATCGTTGGAGGGGCTGGCGGAGATGATCGCCAAGCAGAACAAGGTGGTGGTACCAGGCGGACGTCGGGAGGACGGACGGGTGGAGGGGGTGCAGGAGAAGCGGTGACGTCCACGGAGCCGGATTTTTTGGAGGGTGGAGATGGTGACCGTGGAGTTGTGGGTGCGGTGGAACGGGGAGGTGATCGGGGGCATCGTGGAGGACGTCGCGATGGGGGAGGACGCGCAGCTGGCGGGGTGGTTTCAGCAGGTGGTGTGGGCGGCGGCGCGGGCGATGGGGGGCGGGTTGGCGGACATGTCGAACTTTCTGGACGCGCATCCGGAGGTGTTGCGGGCGATCCTGGGCCACTTGCACGCTTGAAGGCGTTGACGGCGGCGCAGCAGGCGGAGTGGCCGGAGAAGTGGGGGGAGAGGCTGAATCCGAAGGATCCGGTGGGGACGCGGGTGTGGTGGGCGTGGATGCGGCGGACGGGGAGGAAGCCGGCGTGACGGAGCGGCTGTGTCCGGTGTGTGGGCGACCAGGGGAGAGTTTTTCGGCGGCGCTGCGGTTGTTGGAGACGACGCGGCAGTTGGTGGGGGTGGAGCAGCGGCTGGCGCAGGCGTTGATGGCGCAGTTTGCGGTGGGGATTTTGGCGTATCCGGAGGCGGTGGCGGTCCTGCCGGCGACGTTGGTGACGGTGTTGCGGCAGGTGGTGGCGGACGCGGGGGAGATGCAGCCGGTGAATTGGGAGAAGCCGGAGTGGGTGGAGTTGCTGGCGACGTGGCGGCGGGAGTGGGGCGGAGGCGGGGAGTGACGTGGCCGGTGCGGTGGAAGTGGGCGGTGGCGCGGTTGACGCCGGAGCAGCGGCAGCGGGTGGTGTGGCTGTGTTGGCGGGCGCTGGCGCGGGTGGAGCGGGAGCGGGCGGTGTCGCCCGAGGTGGCGGAGGCGGTGGCGGAGATGACGGCGCGATTTCCGGGGTGGCGGCGGTGTGCGCGGACGGACAGCGGGAAGGCGAGGTGAGCGGATGAAGCCTGAGGCACGTTCGCAGCTGGCGGTGACGATCCCATGGGAGTTGCGGCAGCGGGTCCGGGTGCAGGCGGTCGAGGACGGCGTGACCGTTGGGGAGTGGGTGACGGACGCGCTGCGGGCGCACATGGAGCGTGTCGAGCAGGCGCAGTTTGCTCGCGTGATGGCACGCGGCGTGCGCAGCCGGCTGGTGCGCGAGCGCTTGCGCGCGATGCTGGGGTCGGTTTAAGCGATGCCGAGCGCGTGCAGAATTTCCTGCTGGTTTTGGTAGAGAATGACGAGCAGGAACGTCCACGTACTCAGGACGGCGAGGATTGACGCGCGTGTCCAACTCGATCCCACGTACCGCAGTACGAGCCGAGCCAGATCGGTAGGTTTCATTGTGCATCGGGGGACGCTGGACGCTGCCGCAGTGTGTCACGCGTGATGGAGCGGCGCTGGCATGTCGGCTGCGGGTGTGGCTGGGAGCATGGCGAGCCGGTGCCGTTGGAGCAGGCGAAGGCGTTGGCGGCGGCGCATGAGGCGCAGTGGCCGGGGGATCGCACGGTGATTGCGCGCTGGCGGTCGGAGAAGCCGGTGCGGGATGTGCCGGGGATCGCCAGACGGCTGACGCGGCGGTAGGATGGTCTGGCCGAAGGAGATGCCGGGGATGGTGGAGACGCTGGAGGGGGAGGAGTACCGTGACGGCGAGGCAGTGACGCAGCTGGCGACCCGGATCCCGAAGCGGCTGCAGCGGGCATTCAAGCTGCACTGCACGAAGCATGCGCTCGGGATTGGCGTCTCGATCACGGAGGCGCTGGAGGACTGGCTGTATCACCGGCTGATCGACGAGCGCGAGGCGGGGGCGTCCATCGATCCGGTGGAGATCGCCGGGCTGCAGCCGCACCAGCAGACACTGCTCCGGGAGCGGAGCTACCAACTGGTCGGACGCGGGGTACGATCCCCGCATGCGCCGGGCGGACGTCGTACAGCTGCTAGCCGGGATCCGGGACGATCCCCAGCCGCTGCTCGAACGCCTCGCGTGGATTGACACCAAGCAGCTGCCGGGGCAGCCGGCACGCACCCGGCTCGTCTTCAACCGCGCGCAGCAGACGGTGCATGCGGCCTTGCTGGCGCAGGCGGCAGCCGGGATGCCGAAGCGCGGGATCGTGCTCAAAGCCCGGCAGCCGGGGATCTCGACGCAAGCCTGCGGGTACTGTGCGGCGACGGCCTTGCGTCCCCACGCCGGAGCGATGATCATCTCGCATCGCGAGGACTTGTCGGCGGCGCTCCACCGCAAGACCAAAGCGATCTTGACCGGGTTCACGCCGACCTTGCCGATCAAGTTTGGCGTGGCCCGGCGGGATGAACTGGTGCTGGACGCGATCCGCTGCGATGACGGCGACCTTGCGCTGCACTCGACGGTGCAGTGTGCGACGGCGGGAGTGGGCTCGGCGGAGGGGGGCCGTGGCGTGACGCTGCAGTGGGTCCACCTCTCCGAGTACGCGGCGTTTCCCAATGCCGCGCAAACCCTCGTTGCCACACTCCAAGCCGTGCCGCCCACCCCGCAGTCGGGTGTCGTGATCGAGTCCACGGCGAGAGGGATGGGCAACAGCTTCCACCATGAATGGCTGCGCGCCGAGGAAGGGGCGTCAGGGTTCACTCCGATTTTCATTGGCTGGCCGTTGATTGAGGAATATCAGCTGCCCATTCCACATGACGGCGACGCCGACTTCGCGCCCGATGAGTTGGAGTTGCTCGGGCAGTACCAGCTCACCCCCGAGCAGATCTGGTGGCGGCGGTATGTGATCAACACGCAGTGCGCCGGTCAGGTGGAGTTTTTCAATCAGGAATATCCCTTGACCCCGGCCGAGGCGTTTATCGTGTCGGGTCTCCCGGCATTCCCACGCGCCGTGCTCATTCCAATGCATCAAGCCATGCTGGCCGAAAGCGGGCAGCGTTACGAGGGTGAGTGGAGCACCGCAACCCACGTCCCAACACGGCTGCGTGGCGGTCGGCTGCGGATCTACCGTGATCCGGTAGCCAGCCACGAGTACACGATCGGGGCGGACCCGAGTGGGGGTCAGGAGGGCGGCGACCCGGCGGCAGCCTGCGTGTTCGACCGTCACAGCGGTGAGGTGGTCTGCGTGTGGCACGGACACCTGGCCCCGATTCCGTTTGCGCAGGTGCTGGACGGTCTCGGTCGCTTCTACAACGAAGCGATTGTGGCACCAGAGTTGAACAGTGGTCATGGCTTTTCCGTGGTTGAGGAATTGAAGACTAGACAATATCCACGAATCTACGTTTGGCAACGGGTCGATAAGGTAACACATGCCGTGACCAATTTCTACGGCTGGAGCACGTCGTATCGGACCCGTCCATTATTGATCGACAATCTCCGCCACGGCTTGGCGGAATCCGAAATCCTGGTCCGTGATCCCGCGATGATTTTGGAGTTACTCGAGTTCCAGTACATCGAAGGGCGCGCGGAAGGACTGACGCATGACGATCTCGCGATCGCGTGCATGATCGCGTTCCGCGTGCACATCGAGTATCCGATGCTCGCGACCGGGCTGCCGCCGCGTCACGTCCCTGAGACGTACGCGGAGCGGTCGCCGCCGCCGTCGTATCCCAACACCTACACGCGCGACGCGTGGGAAGGGGTGGACCGCGATCTGCAGCGGATCCAGCATGGCAAGGGCAGCAGCTGGGCGGATTACGCGATCGGGAAGCCGAGCGCGGTGGATGGCCGGGATTTGACCGTCGAGCCGTGGGACGACAGCCTGGACGAGATGCCGGAGTGGCCCTGGTAGCGATTCGCCGGGGAGCGGGTAGCGTTCCCCCATGGCGGGAATTTTGCTCCCGGCGTTCGAGCAGAATCGCTGGGTGTTGAAGGGGCCTCTCGGGAAGAACCCGGACGGGCTGGCGGCGGTCGGACGGTGGGGGCGGCTCGCCTGTGCCCGGCCTTTCACGATCACGATCGCGCCGCTCACGGCGAGCGGGTTCATCTCGCAGGTGTCGATCTTCGTGGCGAACCAGATCCCGGAGCCGGTACTGGCGACCAACCCGGCGCTGATTCCCATCTCGGGCTCGCCGCTCGGAACGCCGATCACGGTGCCGATGACGCTCACCTACGATCTCCCGTTCGAGTGGATCATGGCGATCATCGCCTCTGGGGCGCAGCCGACAGCAGTAGACCTTGCTGCGGGCTGATCCCGCTTCTAAGGCAGGGGCTGTGGGTAATAGCTGTTCGACATCCACTTTTCCTGACGTCGGTACTATGCTATGTCGCGCGCGATGCGTGCCCCGAACCCAATCCCGGGGCGCAAGCCCGAGCGCCACCTGCGTCAAATGCAGGAGCCACGGCTTCGTCCGCAACGGACGATCGAACCACGACCGGCGCGGGACGAACGCGCGCTGGCGCGCAGCGAGCAGCGAGGATTTCACCGATGGGATCGGTGATCAAGACGCCGAGCACGCAGCCGGCCGCGATCCCGCCGGTCTTGGACAACGTCTCCGAACTCGCGACGGTACTCAAACCGCGCTACCCACGCAGCAAGCTGGATCCGATGGGTCGGAAATTCGCGAAGGGCTTCCGCACCGCAACGATGCTCTCGGGTCCACGTCCACTCGAACGGCGACCGAGGCGACCCCGCTAGCGTGGGCGATGCAGCGCGTGGGGGTGCTGGCTCGCACGGAGTGGGCGGACGATCAGGGCATGGTCCCGGCGCAGTGGCGCGATCTCCACGTCGCGGAACCTAGCTCGGGCTACGCACGGCTCTATCGGGCCGTGATCTTCGATGCTATGCAAGGAGTGGGCCGCTACCTCCGGGCACAGCGTCGGGGGCTGCTGTCAGACAAGCGGCAGCAGGAACGTCGGGAGCTAGCCGCGTGGCTCTCGGCTCGGGGCGTGGCGGCCTACGGCTACAAGGTTCCCTTCCAGCTGGCGATGGCTTACGGCTTCCCCGGGCTGGACGTGGACGCCATGCGCACGGCGCTGCTCGTGGCTCTGCAGGTGATCCCGAACCAGCCGACCTATCGGCTGGCGTTCGATGACCGTGTGCTCCGCCGGCATTACGTCCGCCGGCCCCAGCGTGTGATGCCCGAGGAGGCGGCGTGAAACCGACCGACCTGGCAACTCTGCTTGGCATCCTGCCGTCGGCCGACTGGCGCGGGCTGAAGGACATGCCCGACGACGCCTTCTTGTTCCCGGGCGTCGTAGGAGTGGGCATTCTTGCCACCCTAGACCTCGTTGTAGGCCCGGCACCGGGCGGGGTAGGGGTCTTGGGCCAGGTCCAGTACCAGGGCGACACATTCCAAGGCTACACGACTACCGGCTGGGTGCCGTTCACCGGGGGCGGCGGGGGCGGCACCGGACTCTGGATCGACGACGGCACGAACCTCAAGCCGGCGACGGCGGGGCGTGGAATCAACCTTGGAGCCGGGAACGCGATCGCGAACTCGTTCTCGCTCGGTACGCCGGGCGCGATCACGAACAACGGTGGTCGGCTGCACATCGAGGGTCCGAACGGGGTCGAAGTCGTCGGCCTCATGTTGAAGCCGATTGGCGCGATTTTCCCGGTGGCGGGGACGCTGCAATGGACGGGAACGCTGCTGCAATTCTACGACGGCACGCAGTGGGTCACGATCGCCAACACGGGAGGGCCGCCGGGCGGATCGAACGACGCGACGTGGGTGAAGGATACGGTCAGCAACAACATCATGCCCGCCAACCTGACCAGCGGCGGCATCCGGATCACGAACCGGTACGGCTCCTACGCGACGGGTGGCTATCTTGGACTGGCGATGGGGACCGACGGGACACATCCCAGCGGATTTGAGGTGTATCTCGACGCGTCGTCCACCAGCCTGGTGATCCAGGGCGGGGACGAGCTAACTCTCAACACGCTGACGAGCGGCAGTGGGACCGTGTTGGGGCTTCATGTATTCAACGACGGCTGCATCGATCTGCCAGATGTGGTGACGAGTTACCCGACGCCCACGCATGAGCGGTTGAGCCTGACCGGTGGGATCAAGATTTCCGCTGCGATCAAGGCGCTGGAAGGGACGATCCAGTATTCCGGCGGCCATTTCTTGGGTCGTCTCTCGACGGGGTGGGTGCAGCTGGACAATGATCCGAACCCGGTGATCACGCTGCCGCCGACGGGCGTGACTCCGGGCCTGTACGGCGATGGCATTACGGTCCCGCAGTACAACGTGCACACCGATGGGCGGTTGTACGTCGCCACGAACGTGCCGATCGATTTCCATACGGGGATCGTCAATCTCGGTCCCGCCTCTGGTGACGTCACCGGCACCTACCCCATTCTCTACCTGATCGATTTGGTGCCGCCGATTCCGGCGGGGACGTGGGGAGATGCGACCCATCTGCCAACCTTCACGATCGATACGAAGGGGCGGGTAACACACGCGACGCACACGCTGATTCGGGGTGCGCGGGATCCGATGGCGCGCGTGCTGAAGATCGTGGATTGGCGCTACGGGCCGCCCTATGTGTCGTGGTCGCCTAATACGCGTGGGGTCTTGCTGACGCAACAATTCACTCCGCTCGCGACCGGGCGGGGATATTATACGGGGTCATTTGGTTGTTGGACAAACCGTGACTCGCCTGCCGGTGTAAACGCGTACCCACTCACGTACGTGCAGGTGTACTTTTATCTGGACGGCGTGTTGCAGCAGAACATCGCGCATGGCTGGCGGACGTGGGTGCTTGATGACGGGACGGGTGAAATGCACATCACCTTCCCCTTCTGGTTCCCCTGGACGGCGTCCGTTGGCGACATTCACGAAATTCGGATCGAAGTCTCCAACTACAAGAATGCCACGGAGACTGTCGATCCATCTCATCATATGATTCTCTCGAACGAGTGGTCGGAACTCGGGATCGAGGAAGATGCGGAACCTGGCGTCGGGACCAACTCGTCCTATCTGTTGGCGGGGGCGATCGGTGGCCCGGTCACGGGAGGCGTGATTGGGTCGTGGGTTGCGGTGTACACGTTCACATTGCCGGGCGGTCTTGGAGGCAGTTGGGGCCTTTTGAAAGCGCCGGCTGGTACCACGGCGGATTTCCCGATTCAGGTGAATGGCGTGATTAAGGGGAATATGCATTGGACTGCTGGCTCAACGCTGGCGACGTTTAGCTTTCCGAGTGCGGTCACGATCGCCATTGGTGATCTGATCGAGATAGTTGGCGTGACAGGGATCACCGATCCAACGTGGACACTCCGGGGGATACTCTAATGTGTGCATGGATCGTCGGGGACGGCTTTGACTACTACAACAGCGTGGCGGATTTGGCCCGCAGTGTGTGGGATAGCTACTCGGCAGGTGCATGGTCTCTCATTACGGGGACGAACACGCGGTTCAACTACGGGCAGGGAATTCAGGGCGGTGCTGGGGGAAGCGTCACAAAGAACTTCGGGAGCAACGAATCGACGGTCTACGTGGCGCTGGCGTATTACCGGGCCGGTGCGCTCTCGGGGACGACTGCGGAATGCTACGTGTATCTTCAGGATGGAGCGACGAAGCAATGCACCATCGTCTTCGAGTCCTCCGGGAATATCGTGCTCAAGTCGGGCTCGGAATCAGGCACGGTGCTGGCGACTTACACCGCCGCTTACGCACAGGACGTCTGGTCCCATTTCCAGATCCGCGTCGTGATCTCGAACACTGCCGGCTCGATGACGGTCAGGAAGAACGGTTCACCCTCTGACACGTACGCCTCTGCTACTACCCTCAATACCAGAGGTGGCACCACCAATAACTATTGCAACACCGCCGTTTTCGTCGGCTGGGCGAATAGCGTCGCACGCTTTGACGATCTCTTGATCTATTCGAGCAGCGGTGGGGCTCCGAACACCTGGGTTGGGGATACGCGCGCCATTGCACTCATGCCGGCTGGGGATACGGCAACGAAAACCTTCGGGGCGAACCCCGGCACCACAGCCACGTTTGGCGGGGCGGGGATTGCTGGCGGTGCGCCAAACATTCCTGCGAACACGCTCAATTTTTCTGGCCCGTATACCCCGACACGCGGCGGCACGCTTACCAAGATCACGATCGGCAACAACGGTGCGGTGACGGGCCATGTCAAAATGGCGATCTACCTGAACGATGGAGTCGGTGGCATTCCCGGTACCCGCATCGCCGTTTCGGACGAGATGACGAACCCGCCCTCTAGCGCGAGCTACGACATCACCTTTACCGGTGGTCCGAACCTCTCGCCACTTCGTAGTTACTACTTCGCCTATCTGACTGACACGGCGGGGAACTGGCAACCCTACGGCGGCGCTGGAGCCGCAGGAACAGCGCGCTATTACGCGACCGTGACTTACGCGTCGGGATTCCCCGCTACAGCCCCGGCGCTGACAGTACCCGGCGGCAACCAGCATCAGGGGGTCGCCACCCAGAGCGGCAACTGCGTCAACGTCTCCGAACTCATCGCCAACTCGGATACCGACTATGTGCTCTCGACGACGGTCGGGCAGGAGGATCTCTACGCGATCAGTGCGATCCCGGTGGTTCCCTACGCGATCTATGGCGTCGTTTCCAAAGCCTACATGAAAAAGTCCGATGCGGGGACGCGCCAGGGGATGCTCCGTACGCGCTCCGGAGCGACGGATGCGAACGGTGTCGATACTGCCGTCAGCCAGACCTACACCTACCTCTCCCGTGTAGATACGGTCGATCCCGCGACTGGCACGACGTGGACCGTCGCCGGGGTAAATGCCTTCTTGATCGGCCAGAAATGTACGCTCTAGCCGATGACCGACCTTCGCTCCTCCCAGGTTCTCTCCGAACTTTGGGTTACGGACACAACCGGGACGGAGTTGCGCTCCTCGCAGGTGGTCGCGGAACTTTGGATCCAGAATCAGCCCCCGACCGACGTCCGCAGCTCGCAGAATCTTGCCGAAGCGTGGATGACGGTTGTGTCGCCAGGAGTTGAATTGCATTCCTCGCAGGTGCTGGCCGAGGTGTGGATTGGCGGAGCGCCATTGCCGCCGCAACCGATGCGGGTCGCTGCACAGGTGATCTGATGAATGTCGAAACGCGGATCAAGGAACTCGAAGCACAGCTGAACGAGCAGGTGACGCGGAAGCAGAATCTGCGGCTGGCGCTGCGGCAAGCGGGTGTGATCATCGAACGGCTGCAGGGCGCACTCGCGTTTGCGCGCGAGATGCAGGTGAACGGCAAGGGAGAACAGCCATGCGAACCGTCATCGGACTGATCCTTGCGCTCGCGCTCGCGAGCAGCGCGCAGGCGGCGTCCCTCGATGTGTCCACCGCGCAGGCGGCGCAATTCGTGACGGCGCAGACCGCGACCGGTGTGTCCACGAACACGCTGCACGTTGGACGCATGAAATTCCGTACCTTGATCGTGACGATGTGGAATACGGCGGGGACTGCTACTGCGCAATTGGAGATCAACTGCGTGGGCGCAACAACCGCGACTGGCTGGGCGCTGGTCGCGAATAGCGTGACGAACCTTACTGTGTCCACGGCGGCGCTCGATACCGTGTACCCGGCGTGCGACTACCGCTTGAACGTGACGGCATGCTCCACCTGTAGCGTGAATGCACACTACTACGTGGGGCCGGATATTCAGTGATCCCGCTGCGACAAGTGTTCCGGCAGGCGCTCTATGATGCGCTGCACGGTCCCTTGTCGTTTGGGATCACGATCTGGATCATCTGGTTCCTGCTGGTGCTCTGCGCGCAGGCGTGGGGACAGATGCGCGGGCCGACGCAGATTGGAGTATTCGGGCCGAGTCGGGCGGGTGGTGAATCGCAGAATACGACCACTACCGTGGTGACGACAACGACGGTGGCGGCATCGACGACCACGACGGCGAGTGCGACATCTACGACGTCCAGCACGACCAGCACGACGTCTCCCTGGCCGGCGACGGATGTGTTCAACCGGGCAGGACCGGCGCTCGGCGCATCATGGACGACACCATTCACGGCATATCCGATCGCGCCGATTATCACGGCGAACGCAGCGACGGGACAGGTGGGCACGGTGGGACTGGCCGTGTGGAGTGTGGCGCAGCCGCAGAACGACAGCTTTGCCGAAGGGCAGGTGATCTGGGCCAGCGGGGACACGGGCTCGATGGTGGGCGCGTGCTTGACGGTACCGTCCGCGCAGGACGCGGCGTGCTGCATCCTGAATCAAGGCTGGTACTCCTTCCAAGTGGCCGACAACGGCGGCTCGCTGACAGAACAGAACCGCAATAGCGTGGCGTTCTCGTCGGGGGATTGGATCGCAATTACGCGCTCGGGTGCGCAGACGTTCCAGTGTTATTCCTCGAAAGACGGTACGACGTGGACAGCGCGCGGCACGCCGCAGACCGTTACCACCATGGACCCTGGCGGCGTGCCGGGCTTTACCGTGACCAGCAACGGTAAGAGTCTTGACCAGTGGAAGGGTGGTTTGGGGGCGACGCCATGATCTGGCGTTTCCTCGTGCTCTTGCTGGCTGCGCCTGCATGGGCGCAGCTGAGTCCGGGACCGACGTCGGTCGGTGGTGGCCCAGCCTACAATGTGAATACAGCAGCAGGGACGACCACGATCGTGCCTGCCGCCATGAACACCGACTCGAACTGTCCTGCGACCATCCCCAGCCAGACGGGCGGGACGGCGGGTGGCGTCGGGGTTCTTACTGCCGGGATCACTTGTCCGACGCCGGCAGCGACGACGACGGTCCTCTCGATCTCGTTCTTCGCCACCACGGGCACTTCGGGTGCGCACCAGAAGTGCTCGGTCTACACTTATCCCGCTGGCTACGTCGCTGGCACGACGTCGGTTCCGAAGGTCGCGTCCGGCTGTGACACAGTTGAGTGGACCGCGCCCGGCGCGACGACCAACGCCTGGGTGACGTTGGCAACGACAGGCACCTGCACGTTGGCGGCGAGCACGCGCTACCAGATCGGCTGCAATCAGGATGTCGCCTATGGCACTGGCTTTAACAACACCTGCACGCTTGGTGGCGTCCTGTGTAACCAGCAGAAAACTGGACTCACCTACGCGACGGGTGCGCTCCCCGATCCGTGGATCGCGAACAATCAGAACTCCTATACGCCGCAGTTCTACATGACGGTGCACTGATGCATCCGGTGGCACTCGTCCTTCCGCTCTGCTTGCAGAATATCGGGGATGCGATCGTGCTGGCCCCGACGTCGCCTGTGAACATGAACGGCGCGATTGATTCTTCCATGGAGCCTTTGGGGCCGATTTTCATCGATCATCCGACTACCGTGGGACAGGATCAGGTAAACACGAATGTGCTGGCGGAAACCGGCCAGCTGGAACTCCACGCGGCTCCGCAGTTTCGGATTGGCTTCGATCTCACGGTGCGGACGACTATCCTCGCCATGGCGGTGAGCTACGGCCTCACGGATCGCCTCGATGCGAGTCTCGTATTGCCGATCATTCAGGAGCAGGTTGATGCTCAAGTGACCATCGGGCCATTCGCCGGGCACACGGCATTCTCCGCAGCTGGCGTGAGTGATCTGAGCGTGCGGCTCAAGTACCGATTTTATCCGCATCTGGCTGCGACACTGCAAACGATCTTTCCAACCGGCGATATGACGCGCGGCTTCGGTACCGGGAATTACTGGCTGGTGCCGGGACTGGCTGCTGATCTGCCGCTCGGGAAGCGCGTGCTGCTCAATGCGCAGGTGGCGGGGAACGTGAACCTGTCGGACGCGAACCACTCCGGCATGAATTACGGCGTTGGCGTCTCGACGCGAGTGGGACCGGTGGCGCTGGTGGCGGAATTTCTCGGGAGTGTGGGCGTGCAGAATGCGCTCACGCTCTTTGATGTCACCTACGGTGACGGTGCGACGCTCGATCTGGCCTTTGGAATCCGAGCACCACTCCCGCACGGCTTCGTGGTGTTCGCGGCGGGAACCTATGCGCTCGATCACGACGGCATTCGCCCTGCTGGTGTGTCTCCCGTGTTGGGCATCGGCTGGAATGTGCCATGACATGACGCTGCACCTCGTCAAGAAGTGCAACCTGTGCCCGGCGGCTCCCGGACCAACCGGCCCGATGGGACCGATCGGCCTCACGGGGGCGGCTGGACCCCCGGGCTCGCCAGGAGCCACAGGAGCCTCGGGAACGCCGGGAGTGGCCGGTGACACTGGCCCCCCGGGTCAGCAGGGCTCTCCGGGGCTCTCTGGCCCTCCAGGGGCCACTGGCATCGCCGGTCCGCCGGGACCGACTGGATTCTCTGGCCCTACAGGGCCGACAGGACCGATCGGGCCGGCGGGCGCATTGGGTCCGACCGGGCCGACTGGCGCGAGCGGGAGCGGAGCCGTGACGGCGCGGAGTGCAAGCACCGCGTTCCTTCGGCCCGGGACGACCGATCAGATCACGGCCACCGCAGACTGCGAGGCTGGCGAGCAGGTGGTCGGGGGCGGCATGACGGTCGCGACGAGTGATCCGGACGACGCCGATGCGTTTCACATGCAGCAGAGCGGCCCGACGGAAACCGGTTGGCTCGGTGCGGTTGAACCGATCCGGCGGTTCAGTCCGGGTAGCGTGCTCACGCTGACGGTGACTGCGTACTGCAGGGGGGGCTGAGCCGGTGTCACCATGGAGAAGCGTGCAGTGGATCGATTGCTCGATCAGCTTACGACGCCGACCCATTGCCGGAACGGACACCCGTTCGATGGGTGGCGTCAGCGCAAGGGCAACAAGCGCGGACGCTATTGTTTGCAGTGTAATCGCGTCTCGTTTCAGCGTTGGTACGACGTGCATAAGCGCAAAGTGAGGGTGCCATGATTCATCGTCACTATTTTTTCGATAGCGTGCGGGCCTACCTCGACGCGGACAAGTCGTTGAACCAGGGACAGGTGGACGGGTTGAATCTGCTGCTCGCGTTCTACGAAGCCGACGATCCCCCGGAAGGGGATTTCGACGATCGGATGTTCGCCTACATTCTCGCCACAACCTGGCATGAGACGGCATTCACTTGTCAGCCAATTGCCGAATACGGGAAGGGGAAAGGCAAGCCGTATGGCGTCCCAGACCCGCAGACCGGGCAGACGTACTACGGCCGAGGCTACGTGCAATTGACATGGAAGGAAAACTATCAGCGGCAGGATACCAAGCTGGGACTCGGCGGCAGGCTAGTCGCGAACGCGGATCTAGCACTCGACCCGGAAATTGCGGCGCAGATTCTGTTTGGGGGGATGTTCGATGGCGATTTTACGGGCAAGCGCCTGGTCGATTTCTTCACTGTCGATTTGACGGATTGGTACAACGCGCGGACTATTGTGAATGCACACGATCAGGCGACAACGATTGCGGGATATGCCGAGAAGTTCTTGAACGCAATCTCGCATACGTTCCCGCCCCCGAGGGCGGCGTGATGGCATGGATCGGATCGCTCATCTCGAAAATCTTCGCCTGGTGGTACTCGCGTATCTCGAAGCGAAACTCCGCGACCAAGACTGGCACGGCGTCTGCGACGCCGCCACCGACCTCCGAGAAATCGACGCCGAACTCCGAGGGATCAGGGGACGGCCATGACCAACGGTGAGTGTCCAGCCTGCCAAGTGCTGCGGGAAGAACTCGCGACGGTGCGGGCGGAGCGGAAGGAACTCATGGATCGGCTGATGGCGGCACTCTCGCCGCCGGCTTACCAAGCGTTCTCCGGCGTGCCGGCGGCCGGGCAGGCTATCAGCGGAGCCGTGAACACCGTGGTGGATGCGCAGGGGAACGTCTGGGTCGAGGTGGGCGGCAAGCTGGTCTCGCAGGCGGAGTGGCAAAGGCTCGCGGCTGGAGCAGTCTATCTGGATGAAACGGGGCGACCCGTGGCGGCGGAAGAAGTAGATCGGGCGATGGACAAGCTGGGCGAAATGCTCGGGGGAGGAAAGACATGAAGCGGATTCTCGGGACGCTCCTGCTGCTCATCGCGGCGCAGGCGCAAGCGACAATCGTGTGGACGGTGACTAAACCGTCGGACTGTACGGCGGCGGCAGCGCCTTCGGGGTGTTGTATCGCCGCTGCTCCGGCGGCGAATCCGGCGTGCCTGCTGCGGAACACGGCGGGGACGATCACCTCCATGCGTGCGGATCTGCGCTCGGACGGCGGCACGTACACCCTCGGCGGTGACACGCTGAGCAGTACGGCGCTCGGGCTGCTGGGGCTGACCACGATCCAGTACGCCAACTGCTGGATCAGCAATGGCGGCGAGGTAATCACGACCGTGGACGTGACCGGAAAGCTGGTCAAGTTTCGCATCTGGAGCACGGCGGGCACGGAACAGACGGCGGCGGCGATCGCGACGTCGGTGTACCTCGTCTGCGATTTCTACGGGCGGTAAGTGGCGCTGGAGAATGTCTTCCCGCCGGCTCCGCAGAACAGCGGAGTCGAGCGCGGGTCGTCGCAGGCTCCGGGGTCGATTGAGCCTCGGAAGCCGCAGAGCGGCTATGTCCCGTCGCCCGACGAGAAGGAAATCATTCAACGCGTGCAGGACCGCATCCAGTACACCGGACGGGACAACACGCGCTGGGCGCTCGAACGCCAGATGTTCGAGATCATCGCCTTCTACTGCGGCATTCAGTGGATCGAGTACAGCGAGACGCAGCGGCGCTTCCAGCGCTGGAACGCGCCGTCGTGGTTCCCGACGCCCGTGACGAATCTGGTCGGTCCGCGCATCGGGATCATGCAGGCAGGGATCAGCAAGTCACAGCCGCAGGGCCGGGTCCGGCCGAACACGAACGAGCCGCAGGATTTCATGGCGGCGAAGGTGGCGGAGAAGCTGGTCGGCCGCTTCTACGACGTTACCGACGAGGACGAGCTACGCGACATGGCGACTTTGATCGCGGCGCTCACCGGCACCGTGATCGCGGAGGATTGGTTCAATCCGCGCGCCGGGAAGATCCGCATGGTGCCGCGCATGCAGCTGAACACCTCGCCCGTGATGGAGGACAGCGCCTACTGCGAGCAGTGCTCCGGGACGGGCGATCTCTCGCAAGTTGGCTTGCCGTGTCCCGACTGCGGGCAGCCGATGGGCTCCGGCGAGCGCCAGCGCGCGTGGCCGGACGGCACGCCGATCACGACGTCCAAGCTGGATCCGGAGTTGGACGACAACGGTGAGCCGGCGGTGGACGCGATTCCCGAGGGTGAGATCGAGTCCCGCGTCCGCATGCTGATGAATTTCTACTGGGATCCCAAGGCGGAGAAGCTGAAGACGGCACGCTGGTGCGGGGAAGCCTGCTATGCCGATCTCGACTGGATCGACGAGAACTTTCCCGAGACCGGGATATTCGTTGGTGCGGAAGAAGGCATCGATCAGCTGAATTTCTACGAGGCGTCCCTGCTTGCGCTGGTCGGCCCGTCGATTCAGGGCACCGCGCATTACGGAGCGACGCAGTATTTCAAGAACGGCGCGGTGCTCCGCAAATATCAGGAGAAGCCGTCGCAGAAATACCCGCAGGGCTTGTTCGCGATTGTTGCCAACGGCGTCCTGCTGCATCAAGGGCCGTTGCCGATCACCGACGAGAATGGCAACGTCACCGGGGATTTCAACTACACCGAGTTTCGCTATGACGTCGTGCCGGGCCGCTTCGCCGGGCGCACGCCGGCCGAGGACATGGTGCCGCTGCAGAAGCGGGTGAACGGCATCGATGCGCAGCTGATCATTAACCGCAAGACGCTCTTAAATCCGTGGGTGCTGGCACCGAAAGGGAGCGGCCTGGATCCCTCACGCCAGCACATGCGGCCCGGGGCCACGGTCCTCTACAACTTTGTTGGCGTGGGGGCCGCACCCCAAGTGGTCCCGGGCACCCCCCTGCCGGCGCAGATCATGGAGGAACGCCAGATGGCGGTCCAGTCCATGGATCAGCTGGCGCAGGATGCTGCCGCGACTGTGCAGCAGCAGGCTCCGGCGAACTCGCGCTCCGGGATCGCGATGAACTTTGCGAAGGAAGCGCGCGAGGAGGTAACGATCCCGCGTCTGCGCCGCTGGGGCCGCTGGGTTTCCGACCGCGACCGCAAGAAGCTGCTGCTCGCGCAGCGCTACTACCGCGAGCCACGCATCGTCAAGGTCTTGGGAATCGGAAACGAGTATCAGGCACAGGAATTCCAGGGCAGCGATCTCCGGGGCAACACCGACATCACGATCGATCCCGGGACGCTCATCTGGCGCTCGCAGTCCGCGCGCCAGCAAGCGATCATGGACGCGATCGAGGCGGGGATCATCAAGCCCGACAGCCCGCAGGCGCAGCAGAAGCTGATCGAGCAACTCGGCATCGAGGGCTGGGATACCGACATCGGCCCGGACCAGCGGCGCGCGAAGAAAGAGAACGCGACGATGGACGACGGGCAGCCGGTGCAGATCACGCCCGTGGACGACCACGACGTGCACCTCTACGAGCACAACGCCCGCATGAAGGATCCCGGGTTCGATTCCCTGCCGCCGGAGGCGCAGCAGGCGTACCAGCAGCACGTCCAGATGCACCAGCAGGCACAGCAGCAGGATCAGGACGCCGCCGATCAGGAGCAGGCGCAGAAGGAGCAGCAGATCATCGAACTCGCCGCCGAGGCACGGGCGAAGGGGGTCGAGGGGCTGATTGCAAATGCCCAGAAGCAGCTAACAACAGAGAATCAGGGTGCAGGACCGAATGGCACGACCGCTCCGCAAGGGGCCGGGTGATCGCGGGGTGCCCATACCGTCCCCGCGTTGGCGCAGGTGGGCCGCCACAGTGTCCGCCAAAGGAGTCTGACCGATGGGAGACCCAGCAGAGAGCATCACCCCGGCAGCCAGTCCGGCCAGCGCACCGGCCAGTGCGCCAGGCGGGCCAGGAGCCCCGGGCGGAGGCTCCCAGCAGGGCACCCCTACCCCCAAGGCCCCGGAGGGCGCTCCGGGCACCGCAGGGCGCGCAGCGGGTACGTCTGCGCAGCCCACGGGTCAGCCGGCCGCTCCGGCTGGGGAGGGGGCGGGGGTACCGGGCAAAGCCGTAGGTGATCCGCACGTCCCGTGGCGCAAGTTCCGGGAGGCGCAGACCCAGCTGACGGAAGCCCGCCGGACCCATGCCGGTGAGATCGAGCGGGTGAACGCGCAGATCGCGCAACTCACCCACGCGAATCAGCAGCTGCAAGAGGTCAAGGGCAACTACGACATCTTGGAGCAGCTGATCGACGAGAACCCGGACCTAGCCGAGCAGCTGTACGAGCGCGCGGGCAAACTCCGCCCGCGTGGGGGCGCAGCGGCCCCCGAGGGACGCCCTGCCACCGATCCGAACGTCCTGAACGAACTCCGGCAGCTTCGTTCGATCGTCGAGAACGACCGGCAAGCGAAGGTCGAGGCGACGAGCAACGCGAAGCTGGAAGAAACCGATCGGCAGCTGGAAGGACAACTCCGTGATCTGCTCAGCGAGCACGATCTGGATCACTCCTGGCTGCCGTCCGCGAAGGAGTACGTCTTCGCGGTTGCACGCCGGATTCCAACGTTGGACATGGGCGAGGTGCCATACGTGTTCGCGGAGTGGGCGAAACCGCTCCAAGAGCGATTGAACAACCAGCTGAATACCTGGCGCAATGGGAAATTGGCAGATCAGAGAAATCTGCCGCCATCGCCAAATACCTCCGTGGCGGTAGGCGCGCGGGAAAAGTCTGGTGCCCTCGATCGCAGCACGAAGGCGATTCTCGAAGAACGGCTCAAGCAGCAACTCGGGTGGCGCAACGAGTAAGTAGGAGACACCACCCATGGCACAGACTCCTGCCGTCATCGACAACATTTCCGAACTATCCGCCATCTTGAAGACGGTTTTCGGAGAGGGCGTCGAGCAGCAGCAAAACTTGGCCGCCATGCTCTATAAGCGCTTCGGAGAAAGCGGCGTCCGTTTCGGCGGCAACTCGTATGAGTTTCCCGCCCGTATGGTGAACACACAGTCGGTCGGTGCTCGCGGCTACCGCATCTCGCTGCCTGAGCCGATCCTGAACATCGACGTCACCGCGCGTGTCCGCCACAAGTTCATCTACGGCACCTTCGACATCACCGGCCCGGACATCGAGAAGGGCAAGGGGAACGTGAACGCGTTCGTCAACACGTTGACGGACAAGATGCGCTCCCTCACGGAAATGATGCTGAAGGATCTGAACATCCAGACGTATCTCGACGGGACTGGCGTACGCGCCACGATTCCGGCGGGAGCCACCTTCGCGGCGGCCACCATCCAAGTCGATCAGGTGAAGTTCCTGCGCGTCGGCATGCAGGTGAACGTGGTCTCCGGGACAGACGGTGTCTCGTTGCGCGGCGGCACGGCCGGCGACTCGGATGCCGGCGATTCGGCGGGCACATATTTCCAGAAGCGCTTCACCATCAGCCGGATCGACACCTCGACTGCGCCGCCGA